TGTTTACTTCTAATTTTTCTGCTTTTAATTCTGCTAGTGTTTTCATGATAAGACTCCTTTGTAAGAATCTTTATTATATCACACTAGCGGACAAACCCTCTACCTGAAGAAACCCCCACTAAGTATCCAACCTGCATCACGACTACGACCAACCAACATAGAGTCTGGATAACCAGCAGCAGCTATTGGTCGCATATTGTTGCGTTTAATTGTGGATTTAGATTGAGCTGCATAAGCATTAATCATGCCAATTTGAGTTGCAGAAGCTTTGCCATACATAGGCATCAAGCGTTCTGCTAAATTCCATCTAAGAGCCATTGAATAACCTTGTGGAAGCACAATATCGTCATACAAGGTTTCATAATTGCTAAAAATGGTAGATGAGAACATATGCATCTCACCTTGTGCTGGATTAGGCCATACAAAGACGTTACCAGTATCAGCATTAGGATTGTAATAAAGGGCTTTAGGCCAAGGGCCATTTAAAGTTTTTAATCCAATTTGATTGTAATTATCCAAAGACAAAACGGCTACTTGATAGTCCAAACCGCCATTTTGTACAGGCTGACCATTTGAGTTGGTATTAATCCTTACATATGCTTGATCAATAAACAATGGTTTTTGATAATAAGCAGTAATAAGTTGAGAGGCTACTGGAGTTGGATAAGTAATGTTTAACTTATAAGTACCAACTTCATTAACTTGACCACCAGCACCAGTAATAAATTCTACAATCTTAGTTCCAGCAATAATTCCTGTACCTTTTAAAGTTTGTCCTTGAGCTACCGCACCAGTTGTAAGGCCAGTTACAGTTAATACATTTCCTGTAATTGAACCAGTAAAAGATGCGCCAATGTAATTTGCAGTTGATGGATTTGGGCCAATAGTGTATTGAACCTGACCGCTAATCAAAGGGAATATGATTTCTGTAGTGTTAAACACCATCATATCTTCGTTTGACCATTGATCAATTAGGTCATTAAGCATATCAAAAGCATCTTGAGCAGAATCAGCCGTTGGAACTTCACCAGCTTCTAATGCGCCAATATCTTTTAATGCTCTGCTAATAATGTCGATAGGTTTTGTCATTGAACAAACTCCACAATATCTCCAACATTTAAACCATCAACAAAAGTAACAGTTGATGTATTTGTTTCGCTGTAATTTAATGTATTTACTTGTTTTGATCCATTTACAAAAACATATAAAGAATTTGATCCTAATAAATAATTAAATGGAACTGTGCAAACAGTTTGACCTTGAGTTGCTGTTATATATCCCTCTTGACCAGCAGATGCAAGCCCTTGAAGGTTATCCATGCTCCAAATTTGAACAAAAGCAGCAGTTTGTAAGACAAATTTATATGAAACACCGCTTGAAAGCCATATTTCACTTGGAGGTCTGCCAGCAGAATTTAATACGATAGGATTGGAATTTTGAATAGTTCCAGATGCAGACGTATAAGTAGCTTGCGGAGTGGAAGTTCCTGCCAAATAGGTGTAAATAAGGCCACCTGATAAAGGAACTCCATCATTATCAAAAAATTGCCATCCTGCGCCACCAATAGGTGAAAGGTTAACTGCCATATAAGCTCCTAATTGTTTGGCGTAAATACTTGAGGCAACCAAGGTGCAACAACAGATTGTGCTTTATTTAGCTCATTTAACTGTTCTTCTAACCTAGATTTTATAAGGTTTATGCCGTCTTTCATAGTTTCTTGTTCAATCCAAGAAGCTACCATTTCTTCTGTAACTTGATCAAAAGGCACTTTAGCTTCTGTGCCGTTAAACCACCAGTTACCTTCAGTTTCTACAGTTTGATCTTGATCAGTAAGACTGACTTTGTATTTTGCATGAGTAATCAAGCCATTTTTGGCTGATATATCAAGGATTGACCATTTATAGTTCATGCGTTTTTCCAAGGCAAAGGTGTAGTAATTACTTGTGGATTGATTAAATTTTCTAATTGTTTATCTATAGATTCTTGCAATTTAGTAACAGTTTCAATACCCATAGCTTCTTGAACCCATTCAATTACAGTATCTTTTGTAATTTCATCGTAAGCAATAAATGGGTTTTCTGACATATATTTTAATGGCTGAACTCCATAAATTGTTGTCAAATAAGGAATTGTTTGAATTGAACCATCAAATGCAACAATACTTTTACTTTGGTCACTAATTCCATTTATTCGCCAATGAACATTAAAAACAACATTATTTTCACCATTTTCAGATGGTATGCAATCTAAAGCATCTACAATCCAAATGTATGTATTCATAATTAGCACTTATAAAGATTGCTTAAATTACCATCGCCAGTAGCCATCATAGCTTGGTCTGCAAGATAAACTTCATACAAAGTAAATGTATTTCCAGCAGCAGGAGTGCCATTATAAATTTCAAAAGTTGTATAAGCGTTAGTATCAAAATTTTGATCCATTTTGATGTAAGTGCTAATTACTCCGCTTGTGCTTGGCAATGTTCCTAATTGCAATTCAGGTGTTGCACCAAAAGCACCACTTGAAAGCGTTACATTAAATGCAGAATTAGAAGCATAAACAATTACTAAATACAAAGGCCCATTAGGTTGCCATTCAGTAGTATTTATTAATGGAGTATTAAATTCAACTACTGCAGGAGTTCCACCAGTAACAGAAGATACTGTTAATGTTTTTCCTATTGGATTTGATGGTGTTGAAGTTGTAATTGTTGCATTTGAGTTATAACTAACTGCATTGTAATTTTTGCCATATCGACTAGCAAATACAGTAGCAGCAGGGCCGTAATCTAAAAAATCACCAGTAATTGCAATAGTTCCACCAAAACCTTGTGCATCTGCATTGTCAAAAAATTTAATTTTTCCAGTACCAGTTCCACGAACCATTCCTACAGGCCCTAAAGCTCCTTGGTTAGATATAATGCCTGATTGAACTTGAATTTTTCCAGCATTAACCGCAAAACCAACAGAATTTGTTGTATATCCATACAAAAAGAAACCGCCTTGTATTAATACATTTCCATTATTTAATGTAAATACAGGGCCGCTTACATTTTCACCAATGTAACAAGTATCAAATGTTGCACTTGAGCCATTAAACACAACACCAGCACCAACTCCATATTCAACATCACAGGCAGAAAATAAAAGGGCATCATTGCCATCTAATGCTGCTCCTAAACTATCTACATAAATGCCAGAGCTTGAAAAATTTGTTGTTGTGCAACGATTCCAATGAGTATTGTGATTAGAGCCTTTTAAATAAAAACCAATAGAACACGTATCACACCTAACATTTTCTCTTAAATTATTCCAAGCATTTACTTCTTGCATACCATAAATGCAATTAATAATGTAAACATTGCGAACTACTGAATGATGACGATAAGCAACATTTATACCATTAGTCGTTGTGTTGTTTCCATCAATTTTTAAATCTTGAATTACAAATGGAGAAATTAAAACATCAGAAGATTCTCCAATTTCAAAAACAGAAGTTAAAGTTGCATTAGCTTTAATAATTGTATTGGTTTGCCCTGCACCAATAATTGATACATACTTTCCAATTAAACTAATTGCTGTATTAATAAAAAATGTACCAGAAGGTAAAGTAACAACTCCTGATGTTGTAGATGCGTAATTAATTGCATTTTGAATTGCTGTTGAATCATCTGTAGCACCATCGCCTTTTGCACCAAAATCAGTAACCGATATATATTCTGCTAATTTTGTGTTTATAGATATATTTACTGCTCCTGTTGGAGTGCTACCGCCATTTTTAAAATCAAATTTTGGAATTAATGTAGTCATTTTGTAACCTTAATAAAGTCTTATTGCAGTATAGGCACAATTGCCTTGCGTACCACCAGATACTTGGGTTATTTGAACTGCTAAACCACTTAAAGATAAAGAAGCTAAAGTTGCAGTTTTAATTGTAGTAATACTAGAAGTTGTCCCTTGTGTTGTTACTATAGCAACACAACTGTAAGCAGCAGTAGCGCCTTGTCCTGGTAAAGTAGCAGAAATTAACCAACATCCAGCAGAAATATTTGGTAATGTAACCAAAGTTGTAGGTGTTGCATTAAGAGCTGAAATACCACTTGCACCTGAAGTTGAAAAAATACCGCCAACTATTTGCGTATTATTATTAACTGATCCAGAAGTCGTTGTAGTACCGACTAAAAAATTACCGCTTGAATCAAATCTTGCAATTTCTGCACTATTTGTAGCAAAACCTAAAGTGTTAGCTAATGGTAAAAATAATCCATTTGTCGGAACAGTAGAGCTAGATGGCCTAAAACTAGTAGCTGTTAAATATCCTGTTGTTGATAAATTAGTTCCATCAAAAGTTAATGCAGAACTTGTAGCCAATGCACTTGTAGAAGAAGCATAAAGAACACCATTATTTGTAAAAGATGTTAAATTTGTACCGCCATTGGCAACTGGCAATGTTCCGCTTACATGAGTTGTAAGGCCAATCTTTCCATAAGAAGGAGCAACTCCAACACCGCCTGAAATAAGCGCATTTCCAGTAGCTACATCAGCCAACTTAGCCAAAGTAGTAGTGGTATCCGCATAAATCAGATCACCAACCGCAAAAGAAGTCAAGCCTGTACCGCCAGCAGTTGCTGGTCTTACTTTCCAACCAATAACTTGAACCGCATTAGAAGAATCTTTATAGAAAAGCTTGCCATCAGCAATATTAATTGCTAATTCAGATCCAGTAGCGTTATTTAATAGATTGCCAGCCGTAGGCGCATTAGTAGCCGTAGAGCTTGAATATATTAATAGGGGGGTAAATCCTGTTTGCGCCATCTAGAAAGCTCCTCCACCCATACCGCCAGTAGCAGTTAGTACGCCTGTCGATGGGTTAAATTGAAGTTTAGTCGATGAAGTTTTAATTGGCAAATTGCCAGTTGAATTACTTACGATTGCAGGATAGAAAGTTGCATTGGTGCTTGTGTCATCAGTTACGGCAACGTTTGTTGCGTTTGTGGCAGTTGTAGCTGTGGATGCGCTTGCTGCTGATCCAGAGATATTTACTGCTAATGATGTAATGCTTCCACTTGCAGCGTTCAAAACAACGGCAGTTGTTCCAATATATAGCGTTGAATTGCCTAAAACGCCACTAGGAATAGTTCCTGATAGCTGTCCTGCTGGTAATGCAGTTAAGTTTGCTCCTGATCCGCTAAATCCTGTGGCTGTAAGAAGGCCAGTAGAAGGATTGAACTGGTACTTAGTAGAGCTTGTATATTCTGTTGTAAGGTTTCCAGTTGTTTGATTAGCGAACAAAGGATAACGAGTTGCATTTGTAGTGGTGTCATCGGTAACAGTCGCATAGGATGTTGGAGTAGTCCAAGTAGGAGTGCTAGTGCCATTAGAGGTTAAAACTTGACCAGTTGTGCCTAAAGCAGTAAAGCCAGTTACACCAACAGCAGATTGCCAAGGAATAGAGCCAGCTACTCCACCAGCTAAATAAGTCGCATTAGTAGCGTTTGTGGCAGATCCAACAGAAAGGGTAGATTGAGCTACATATTGAGGAGCAGTTGCACCAGCCGTCAATACATAGTTTGTAGTTCCTAATGAAAGGAATGTTGTAGCTCCTGCGCCTGTTTGATAGGCTAAAGCCCCTGCTGTTCCACCAGCAATATTTGTAGCACTTGCAGCTAAAGTTGCGCTTGCTACAGCTCCACTCACAATAGAGCCTGAAATAGAAGTAAGCCAAGTAGGATTTGAATAAGATCCTGTTGAATAAAGGCCATTGGTTACAGTTGCAGCATTACCTGAAATGGCAATACCCCAAGTTCCAGATGCGCCTGATCCTGTTGTAGAAGGTGCGCCAATAGTGTTATAGGAAATGGTTTGAGCTACAGAGCCGTTATAAGTAATTGGTGAAACACCACCAGCACCACCGCTATTAAATGTAAC